AGTTCTACTAAAATTTTCTCTGCCCAATTTGTCAATGTCTTCTTTAAGTTCCGGACAAGACCCATAGTATTCTTTCCAATTAGATTCTGATTTTACTTTGCGTTTTTTACCTTTTGGTGTTCTAAACTGCCAGAGATACTTTCTTCCTATGTATTTTCTACCGTTTAATTTATTTTCTATTAGATAAACAAAACCAAAGTAGTCTCCTATATCAGCACTAGTAAAAGGATTTCCATTATAACTCCATGGATTCTCATAGTCAATATCTATACTCATCAATTATATCAATGACTTCGTTCAGATATTTATGTGCCAGTCCTTTCATATCCATTTCTGGGCGAATATGATCCTTATAAAGCTTATCTTTTAGTTTTAATACACGAACTTTAAGTTCTTCTTTGGATATTTGATTTTTAGGCATAAAAATAAGGGAGATTACTCTCCCCTATCTATAATATTTTAGGTACTTATACCAATCCATTCTTTATAATAGTCATAATCTCCAAACAAAAAGTCATCACATTCTGCTGCTTCCTTATATGCGTTCAGGATTTCCTGTTCGCACCATTCATCATAATTGGAATCCTGCAAAAGTATTTTTGGTAACATTAGATTATATTAAGTCCTGGTTCTAATAATTTATATGTCGTTCCATCATAAGCAACTCCAGAGTAATATTCTGCAGTATTCATCACAGAGAACATATTATACTCTCTACCATCCTCAAATGGTGTTATATCCACTAAATCTCCATAAGTATTTTTCCAAATGCTATGGTATATCGCACAACCATAAGTATCATCATCAGTATCCGTAATCAAATAATATCCACTTATTTTTTCTCCACCATAAGTTTCCACATAATGATTTACGTTATTGTGGCAGTTTGCATCAATACATAGTGGTTTTTTAACAACTGGAACTTTTAGTATAGTAGAAGAAAACTTACAATACTCCTGAAGTTTTATCACACATTCATCTTCTGGTAGTGATATTCTAAACTTTCTCAATACTCCATCCATTTTTTCTTGGCCCTTTTCTATTATATTTGATTGCAGCACTCATAGTAGCATATGATATTTTATTTTCACTACAAAACTTTTTAAGTTCTCCAAACACCTCAAATTTTTCCCCAGAAGGACTTGTTAGAAGATAAGTTACTGATGATGGCGATTTAAAACCTCCAGCAAATCTTTCCTTTGCCCTTTCACTTATTTTTCTTTTTCTTTCTTCACTACAAGGAACACCATAACTTGGATTATTTTTTCCTGCTACTTTTTGACTTATTTTCTTTTTAGTTTCTTCTGTATGTTTTCTCACTCCACCATAGTTTCCTCTCTTTTCTTTTGTTTTCATTCTTTTTTGAATTTGTTCTTCCCACTTATCTCCATATATTTCTTGATATGTTTTTCCTTTATGCTTAGGTGGTCTGGAACTTTCACAAATATTTGTTAATATTCCATTTTCATCATATCTTATTCTTCCATATTTTTCTATTAATAGTTCCTCGTAATCATAAGCATCATTCTCATTTTCAAAATATTTTACTATTTTTATTTCAGGTTCACATCCATTTTCTCTTATTTTTTGTATCTTATTATATTTCCTCTTGTTTTCACTTTTTGCCCTTGATTTTTCAGACAAATGAAAATAGACCCGTTTGTCTTTCCCCTTTCCAACATAAAAAGGAAGATTAACTCTCGGGTCTATTAATTCGTAAACATAATACATTCTAACAAACTGAACTCTACAACTATTTATATAATATTATATTTCAGTTTGTTGTATTTGTCAAAGTTTGAAATCAGAAAATGTATTCGCAGAAACATCTTGTTTAATTCCTCCAACCAAATAACTGGTTATCTGCGTTTCCTGAGGTGCGATTTGAACTGATTTAGAGTTAATCCAATGCTGAGTCCAAGGAAGAGGATTATTATTTGCTGCAATATCATATTGGGGTTTTAACCCAATTGCTTTAAGTCTTCTGTTTGCAATCCACTCAACATATTGCTGAAGAAGTTTATCATTAAGTCCAATCATGCTTCCATCTTTGAACAGATAATCTGCCCAACGCTTTTCTTCATTTACAGCACGATCAAACATAGCATATGTCCATTCCTCTTCTTCTTTCATAATTTGTTTCATTTCTGGATCATCACCATCACGCCATTTATTTAGAATATTCTGAGTAATGGCTAAGTGTTGGTTTTCGTCTCTTGCGATAAGAGAGATAATCTTAGCGGATCCTTCCATAAGCTTAAGTTCACCAAAGGCGAAACTACAAGCAAAACTAACGTAGAAGCGAATACCTTCAAGAATATTAACGTTTGCGACTGCTCTGTAGAGTTTTCTTTTAACGTCATTAAGTGTTTCCTTTGCGTATGATACTCCTTCAAGATTGTGCATCCAAGTATCGGATACACCATACTGTTGCGATGATTGAATGAAGTCATCATATGATTCCGTAACGCTCTTAGCACGCTCCAGAATACGCTCATCAGTCACTATTTTATCAAACACCTCACTTGGGTCAGAATATACATTTTTAATGATGTAAGTGTATGAGCGTGAGTGAATCATTTCCATGAATCCCCACACTTCCATACATGCCTCCAACTCAGGCAGTGAGCAGTATGGAATGAATGCCATACCAGGTCCACGTCCCTGAATAGAATCAAGCATAATCTGATACTTCAAGTTAGAAGTATAAATGTGCTTTTGTTCTGGACGAAGTGTTTGATAATCTCCACGATCCTTCTGGAGAGAAACCTCTTCGGGTCTCCAGAAGTATCCTAGTTGCTGAGTGGTTAGTTTATCGAATATAGGATATTTGTATGAATCATATCTTTGAACTCCTAAAGGTTTACCAAAAAACATTGGCTGTTTTTTGGTATTAACTTGTTCTGTATTAAAAACAGTCATTCCTTTAATTTGTGTCGATTTCTCTGCTGAAGAAATTTTAAACTGCATACTCGTCTCCTTCACATAGATTATTTACCATAGTCAAATTTTACAACTTTCACAATCTTCCTCTTCGGCACCAGAAAGTTCTTGAAGAAGTGATTTGAGATTTGGTTTCTCCTCAACTACTTCATCGGTCTTAATATCATAAGTATTTTGATAATATAGAGTTTTCCAACCCACACGGAAACAAGTAAGAAGGTCTTGTGCTAAGACACTTACAGGAACCTCATTATTTGGGTAGTTCTCTGGATTATAACTGGTATTACCAGAAATTGCTTGGTCAAAGAACTTTTGCATTACCGCAACAATATTAATATAACCATTGTTGTTAGGCATATCCCAAAGAAGCGTATAGTTGTTCTTGAGCGTATGATACTGAGGAACAATTTGTTTGAGTGGTCCTTTTTTACTCTTCTTAACGGACAAATAGTCTCTAGGTGGTTCGATTCCATTAGTTGCGTTTGACACAACGGAACTGCTCTCCGATGGCATCTGTGCGGACAGAGTTGAGTGCCTAAGACCATGTTCCAAGATAGATGCTCTAAGAGTTTCCCAATCATGTTGAAGGTTAATAGATGAAATTTCGTCTACATCTTTTTTGTATGTGTCAATTGGAAGAATTCCATCGGCATACTTAGTACGTCCAAAGTATTCACAGTGACCCTTTTCTTTAGCAAGTTGATTAGATGCTTTCAGTAGATAATACTGGAATGCTTCAGTAAGACCATGAACCGCATCCCATGCTTCTTGGTCACCATAATTAAATCCAAGTTTTGCCAAATAGTGAGCAAGACCAATAAACCCTATACCAAGTGAACGACGGGCCTTGGTGGCGATTTCTGCCGCTGCTACGGGGTATTTCTGATAGTCAATCAACTCATCCAAACCACGAACTGAAAGGTCACAAAGTTCTTCAAGTTCTTCATCAGATTTTACTTTACCAACGTTAATGGCAGAAAGGATGCAAAGAGCAATCTCACCACTTGTATCATCAATATGTTGAATAGGATAAGTGGGAAGAGTAATTTCTTGGCAGAGATTGCTCATCTCAACTTTATCTTTGAATGAAGAGTGAGAATTGCAGTGGTCAATATTCATAATATAGATGCGACCCGTTTCAGCCCTTTCCTTAAGGAGACTGAGAATGAGTTCCTGTGCCTTAATAGTCTTTTTCGGAACGGACGGATCCTTCTCATATGAAACATAGAGATCGTCAAAACTAGCGAGTCCGAAAGAATCATAAAGTCCAGGTACGTCATGGGGACTGAAGAGAGTAATCTCTTCATCTTTAATAAACCTTTCATAGAACAACTTAGAAATTTGAATAGAATAATCAAGTTTACGAACTCGATTATCTTCAGTTCCTTTGTTGTTTTTGAGAACTAGAATGTCTTCTATTTCTTGGTGCCAGATTGGGAAGTGGACTGTCGCGGATCCACCTCGTATGCCATTTTGCGTGCAACATCTGACAGTTGCTTCAAACTTCTTGAGAA